GAAAGATGCGCTGCTGAAGAGCGAGAATAAGTCTAGAACATTACTTGAAAATCTACCGCAAAAAATTTTTTTCAAGGATAAGAATTCAGCTTATATATCCTGTAATGAGAACTACGCTCAGGATTTAGAAATCCATCCAGATGAGATTACTGGCAAGACAGATTATGATTTTTATCCTAGGATATTGGCTGAAAAATACAGAGCAGACGACAAAAAGATTATGGAGTCTGGGAAGACAGAAGATATAGAAGAGGGCTATATCCAAGATGGACACAGAGCATTTGTGCACACGGTCAAAACGCCTATCAAAGATGAAAACGACAATGTTGTTGGCATATTAGGCATCTTCTGGGACATCACTGAACGCAAAAAGGCAGAACAAGAACTAAAGAAATCTGAGGAGAAATATCGGGAAACTATTGTAAATGCTAATGTTGGAATTATATGTTATGGTCCAGAAGGTGAAGTGAAGGTTCTTAATCCGAAAATGGAGCAGATGACTGGGTTCAAGAAGACGGAAATTCCAACGTTGCAGGATTGGTTCGAGAAACTATATCCCAACGAGGAAGAAAGATGCAAAATTAGGGACAAATGGTTCAAAAGAATGTCGGAAGAAGGCGAAGTCAAAGAAGGATATGCCATAATCACCACGAAGGACGGTAAACGCCGTAATTTCTTGTTTAATGGTGTTCGTCTAGAATCTGGAGATTCCATCGCCTTCGCTGACGACACAACCGAACGCAAGGAAGCAGAAGAAAAGTTGGACGATATGATGAATGAACTGGTGACGATTAATGAAAAGTTAGTTGTGGTTGGCAAATTAACAAGGCATGATGCCCGAAACAAGCTCTCTGTTATCGCAAACAACGTTTACTTGGCTAAACAGAAACTAGCAGCCGATCACACCACGTTAGAATATTTGGGTGACATCGAATCAGCTGTTGATCAGATGGAGAAAATTTTTGATTTTGGAAGAACCTACGAGATGTTGGGCGTAGAAGAACTATCCTACATGAATGTAGAGAAAAGCGTTGACGAAGCAGCCATACTGTTTTCAGGATTAGCTAGTGTAAAGCTTGTGAATGAGTGCCAGGGCTTGACGGTGATGGCTGATTCGTTGCTGAGGCAGCTTTTCTACAATCTTATTGATGACACATTGAAGCATGGAGAAAAGGTTAGCCAAATCAGAGTGTACTATGAAGAGGGAGAGGATAAGTTGAAGTTGGTTTATGAGGATGACGGCGTTGGCATACCCGAGAATGAGAAGGAGATTATCTTCAAAGAAGGCTACGGGAAACACACAGGCTACGGGCTATACTTAATAAGAAAAATCTGTGAAGCATACGGCTGGACAATCCAAGAAACTGGCAAGCCAGGAAAAGGAGCCCCATTCACCATAACAATCCCGAAAACTAACAAGAACGGAAAAACAGCGTATCAACTTCAATAACTCCCACGCACGCAATTATCATTCTCACGTTCTTTTCCAGAACAGATAAACTTTAGATTGGTTAAGTTGTGCTAAACGACCTAATGCTCGAGCTAACTCGCTTTTTTCGGCTTTCTGTAGCCATTTTGCATAATCTTCTTTTGTGAAGCGTCCATGTGCTCCTGCTATTCTTCTGTTATAGGGATAACTGAATCCTTTCAGTATCGTTTTTACTTGCAGAACCTGTCCCTTTAGCTTCTGTTTGTTGTATTCTGGAACAGCTAAAAGATAAGATGTAAACCCTAATTTTTCTAGTTTAGCTACAGCTTCAAGTATCGATTTATCTGGTTTAGACTCGCAGACTCTAATCATCCCCGCATGCTCAGCAAACGGATTATACTTTGCCATCACAGCAATCATTTCCACATAGGGCTTACCGCAAAGAGGCAAAGACTCTCTAAGAAGTTTCACAGACGCTCCTATTGTACGATATTTCGGATGAACCACAACTCTAGCCACCCTAGCTAGCTTCTCATTCAACTCTTTCATGCTCTCGATCTTTAGAACCCTGCTTCGGCAAGGAGCAGCACTCATAGGACAAACATAAACGACTGCTCCGCAAACCCGATCCCCACGCTTCAAAACAAAAATATTTTGCAGAAACGCAACCCTGTGGCTGCGATAATGAAATCCAGCAACCTGTTTCCAGTCTTCGTAGGTGCCCTCTTCAACAGTCATTTCCTCGAGTAAACTGCATTGAGCCCTTGGTTTGTTTGGGTAATACTGAACCGTAACCTCTCTGCCAAACCTCTTATGAATGTGTACACTTGGCGCCAGATCCTCAAAAAGATCCGTATGAGTTGTCGCTGTGATAACTGCTTTGCCAAGTTTCCGCGCCAGCTTCTGAACATTATAGGCAACGATCTTGGCTGTTTCCCTGTCCAGGGTAGCGCAGAACTCGTCCATGATCCACCACTGAGCCCCACTTTCAATCAGTTTCGCGAGACGATAACGATATTTCTGCCCATCACTCAATTGACTGTAACGGCGCACAAACAAGAAAGCATCATTCAACCCAACTTTACTCAGCAGCTTCAAACCCTCCTCAACAGAACTTCCAACCGTGTCAATAAGCGGCAGGTCAGGATCAACCCTAACATCCGACATCCTCGCGGCTTCTTGCGGGTTCAAATCCCGCAGTATTGCTTTCAGCAGCACGCTTTTTCCAGATCCGCTATCACCAGTCAAATACACGACGTCTTTGGATCCTATCTTGAGTTCCACATTATCGTAGATGACATGCTTCTGAAAGTCGCTGATGCCCAACCCAAACGCTTCAGCCACAGCTACTGTACGATCAGTAACATCCGTTTTCGTTTCATACGCAATATTAAATACAAACTTGCCCGTACGCCGGTCATAACGCCTAGCAAACTTTCTGATCCTAAAATGCTCGCAGCGGTGCCTAACCAAACTTGAACGCCTCCAACTCAAACTGCTTCATCTCCACAGTCGCGTAAACTGCAAGAGCTGTTGCCCACCACACATCATCATGAGTCCCATTCGGATGCGCCAAAGATATGGCGCCGTCCCTGCGCAACTCAAACCGCTCCACGTTGAGTTCGCTGCAGATATCTCCGCGGTACGGCTTTTCCCACGTCAAAAACGGGTAAAACAGCCGTTGACTCATCATCCGTTGCTTCAAGAGGCTAGCCATCTCGCTCTTCCGCGCTGTGCTGAAGTGCACGCCCTCAACGTTGCTGATCCCCGCCTCATCCATATCGCTGATAATGCTTGGACCCTCCCGTGTGAAGTCAACGCGAAGCTTTTGGAAGCCCTCCCACCTGTCCTGCAATGTCTTAATGTAACCGATCACAGTTGCATACTTGGTTGGCTGCTGGAAAATCTTCAAATGCCGTAATAGCAGCCGATCATTCACACGATCTAACACTGCAAATACACAGTAGTCCCGAGTCTGAGCTAAATCCAACCCAGCAAACAGATCTCCCCTGTAACCTTTGTCGGGATTCCATGGCTGCAGATCCTCCCCGCAGTTCTTTTCGGTGCCGATACACTGCGCGATCAAGCTCTGCGGCAGCCACGTGTCTTCATCCTCAGCCCACTCTGCCTCCATCTCACGGCGCCACCGCATAGGATCCTCCCCAAACTGCCGCCTGATCTTCTCAAGAATCCCCTTGCGGAGAGCTCCATGGGGCTCCTGAGCCTGCTCCCACGTCACATGATGCCTCGCAAAATCGCTGAAGTCCTTGTGGTTGCACATCCTCCAAAACAGGCTGTCACTATTCCATGGCGTACTCGTGCAAACCAACTTCCCATCAGTAGTCCCCAACGTAAACAAAATAGCATCATACAAGTCGCCGTCGTTAGCAGTGAAGTTCGTTTCATCCCACCAAACCACATTCAACGTTGGTCCCCGGATCGTGTCCGGATTATTCGGAAAAGCCTCAATCACGCTCCCGTTAGGGAAACTGATCCGCGTCTTCTGAGCTTTAATGCGTGAATCATTCAGCTTCCGCAAAAAGTAGCTTATCCGCCGTATATTCAACTTTGTCTGGCGCCATGAAGGACCAACAACAGCAATGTAACTGTCATCATGATTCAAAGCATAATTCAGCAGCAGAGCGCTTATACTCCAGCTTTTTCCAGATTGTCGACACCAACGAGCAGCAAGAAACTGATTATCTACGAAGAGTCTAATCAGCTCCTCCTGATACTCGAAGGGCTTGAAACCCAAAATCTGCTCAAAAAACTCCGCAGGCTTCTTTTTCAAATCTTCAACTTTACGCTGCTGTTCAGCATCAATAACAGCAACATGCTGATCCAACGAACCCCGCGCCTGCACAAATTTAGTTGGCAGAACTGTTGCCCTTGGCTTTTTTCGCGAGAGTTTTTTTCGCGAGTTCAGCATATTTTCCCTCCAACTCAAACAACCGCCTCTCCAAACCACGCAGATCCAAATACTCCTGCAACTTTTTGCTGTAAGTCCTCGCCAAATTCGCCACAACCTGAAGCCGCTGCACCTCAACCTTACTCAGACCAGGCGCACAAGCCATCTTCAAAGCCCCAACAAGCATCTTCAACGCATCCTCCGCACTAACCAATTCCTTAGGCAAAATAATATTAGAAGTAGTAGTGCGTGAATCTGTAGGCTCCCGCACAACTACTTCTAACCCTAAACGCCTCATCTTCAGCTTTACGCTTCCCTGCGACTTCCCAAAAAATGCGGCAATTTCGCTGATTCGCTTATCAGCCTGCACCAATTCACGGAGCTGCTTCTCCTGCTCAACCGACCACGGTTTCCCCTTCATGCTTTCTGCCCCACAAAAATCCCCGTGATTGTTCCACTTAACATGCTGATTGTAGCGAATATTTCACCATTCCAAGACCCCATAAACACCATGTGTGCAACCTCCAGAACCGACAAGCAAACAGTCATGCCAATAGCGAATTTTACGCCCCAAACAAGCTTCTCATTAGGCTCCTCAACTGTCACACGTCCACGCTGCACACGCTTCCGCGCCAAAGCACGCTTAATCGGATCTCTCATGAATGCTCGCCCTCCTCTGAAACATCCGCTGATGATTGAATGCCCGTCGACCGCCAAGCAAGAAACTGTTAACTAGACTCTTCGCAGTGACCTTCGGAATGTGACTCTTCGCAACCACATCAACTTCCAAAGCCCAGCTAGCGGGAATAGCAGTGTAATCCAAATCAAAGAGTCCATCAGAATACCGGAAACTGTTCTGAGCCAAAACAATATGCTTTGCTCGTTCTCCGAATACTCCAACGTAGACTCCCCAGCTTTTGACGGGTATGTCGATGCGGATGCCTGAGTTGCTGCTTTTTCCTACGCTGGCGTCGCACCATTCAACACAGATAAGGTCCCCTGGATTCAACGAACCCAACGTTTTCTTTAGTTTATTTTTTGCCATCTTTACTTCTGTTTCCTTTTGATTTTGTTTAGACGCACAAAAAAAGCGTCTATGGAAATTGAGTGTTTGACTAGGCGAAGGTGAACGTTAAGCGCCATTCAATAGTCAAAGGCACGCTAGTGTTAACAACGAAAGCCGTGAAGTCACCATCCGCATCGCTTAAACGACTAAACAAAGCGGTGCTAGAACCGGCAAAGTTTGTCCAGCCAAAATTTTGCAAATTAATCTGCAAATATAGGAACAAGCCAAGCTCCGAAACTGTAATAGCCGTTAACGTGCCAGCGTTCCATGTTGCAGTCCAAGAGACACGATATGTTCCGCCTCCGGGAGAGGATGTAGTACCAGCCTGAGAGTCTGGACTCGTCCCCAATGGAGTTGTTAGTCCTGTGGTGGTTCCCTGAGTCACGTTCGCACCTGTTCCAACGCGCATGTAAGAGTAGCTTTTATTCGTCCATTCACGCGAGAAAAGGTACTTGTAGCCTGAAGAGCTCGTCATAGAAGCTGATAACGCGTTAATTATGTGAATTAAACCCTGATTCACGATATGGCCTTTGCTAGCAAACTTGAGTTTGTCACCCTCGTAAACGCAAATCTCATCTGTTACCTTTACGACATCGCCGAAAGTGTTTCTGCGCTTGAGTAAATCTTTGATTTTCTGCTTTGAAAGGCAAAGCTTACGCTTTAGACTGTTGTATTCCGCCATTGTCAGCGGTGTTTTTGGGTATTCCATTTCTTTTCTTTCACCTCCGTTTACTCATTTGTGATAGTTGTCGACTCTGAAAGGAGCGGCACATCTTCGCCAACTTTTCCTTCTCCCTGAAGCAATGTTTCAGAAAGCCAATACGAATCTGTTTGCAACTTTGTTTCTGCAAGAATCAGAATTTCAGCTGGAGCTAGATTATCGCCTATGCTGCCCCGCATATACGCTATGAAACCGCTTTCTTGCCCTGTGTTCCAAGCGTTTTCTGTTCCAACTTGCCCCCTCACGATTTCAACTGGCATACTTCATCCTCACTCATTTGTTATCGTCAGCTCTTCCTCAAAATCTGGGGACTCTCCCTCAGCAGAATTACCGCTCATTCCTCGAACCTGCGTTTCAGAGTAGATGCAGCTTTCTCCGACCTGTTTTGTTCCACCATGGTTCACGAAAAACGATTCAACCATGCTGAACTCGATCTGTCTCCTCTCTTCAAAAAGTGAAGCCTGCGGAACAGAGTTACAGAACACTTTTTCCTCATATCGAGTCAATTCTGTTTGATCAAACAATAATACGTCTGAGAAAAGTACCTGCTCAAGACTCTGAAGATAACCGTCTTCAAGATTGATTGTTATGAATCCAAACTCTTCCTCTTCAGGAGGCTCCTCCTCTCCTCCTGATCCCCCACCCTCACATTGCGACACAAAGGTTGTGAAATTAAAAACTTCGTTGCGAGTCTTAGATAACTCCTCTAGGATATCTTCAGTCCGCTTAATTGACCTATTCAGCTCGAAAATGCATTCCGTCCGGGTCTTAATGGTCTTCATAACTCTATAGGTATCATCTAAATTCAAGACAGACTTCGATACCGTTATTGTGTCTCCTGGATGAAGATGAAATCCCTCAGTTATCGGACATGATACCCGAATTTGGCTGTCTTCAATGTTCACTTCAGCAAGCAGTTTAGCAGCCAACAGATCCAAAGTGTCCTGAGTAGTAGCAAAATTGTTCCAAAAAACTGCAACATTATCTCCTGTTCCTGCAATACCTAAGAGTTCTTCGCCTTCTGCGCTGAAACCGCGAACGTGAACTTTGTCTCTTATCTTGCCGCGGTCAACTCCTCTTTTCGAAACTTGAGCCTTAGAAGAATTGAAGCTTTTGGCTGAACCTCTGTCTCCTAAATATAATGTGTCGCCGTCTTGAACCCAATAATCACAGTTACAGGCTTTGGCGATCTCCACCATGGCGTCATAGCATAGGGTTTGGTCAAAATTCATATCAAGCGCAGTGGTTGGACATGAACCTAAAGCTTCGTTGAGTCCTGCTGCGACTCTAACTTCTTCCATTATAGAGTTTGCTGGTTCAGATTCGTAGATTCCTGAGATTACTCGGCGTTTCATGATCTCGTAAACGCCATTGTAGACAATACATTTGAGCTCTTTATTCGAGTATTCAACAGCAAAGAGGGCGCCCATGAACATTTGAACAGAATCATAACTGATCTTGACGATTTGGTCAGATTGAACAAAGGTGCGATTGGCTGTGTTGTTAGGGACAAAGATTGTGGCTTCTTCGTGACCGTTAAGGTTCTCGATAACTTCTCCTATTCTGCCGTTGAACTCAACCCAATCCTCTACTCCATCATCGTAATACTCAAAAACCCAACCAGACAACCCAAGACCCCCTACAAAACTATGTGGCTGCTCCCCTTCAGCAACTTGATTTTATACGAAAACCGTTTAGCATCTAACTCAACATAGCTGAAATCTGCGAGAATCCAACTGCCATCCACAAACAAGTCTGGATCTCTCACTCGAACGTGAACAAACTCTTCTGTTTCTTCAGTATTCGAGACACCAACAGAATTTTTGTGCGCCTGTGCCCACGCTT